AGCGACTCAAGATATGGTGCTTTATGGCAATCACATGGTTCTCAATTAAGTAGTACAACTGCACCCGACAATGAAAAAGATACATTATACTATTCAGGTAACCATGCAGCAAGATATACCCGTTCTGTATTCGACAGGGTATTAACAAGTACAGCAACAAGTATAACTCTCAAATCAACTGATGCCAACATATTACTTCTTACACCGGGTGGGAGTGCAACAGTTACTACAAGTGGCTCTTTCCCTGCTGGTTATATTATTGAATTAAGAAACCTACATGCAAGTAACGCTGTAGTATTTACTCGTGCGAGTAATTATTCTGTAGCGGGTGGAACACTTACAAGATTTGTTTGTACTACAAGTCACGCTACTACTCCTGTATTTAGTGTGTTATCAGATGACTCAATTGAAACTGTACAATTAGCAGACAACGCAGTTACACTTGCTAAATTAGATGGAATACCAAGAGGAAAAATCATAGTAGGAGATGCAAGTGGTGACCCTTCACACCTTGCTGCTGGTAGTAATGGTAAACTACTCGTTGCTGATGCAAACGGTGACCCTTCTTGGACTACTGTAAGTGGTGATGTAACCATAAGTGCTGGTGCTGTAACTATTGGTAATGATAAGATTGACAGTCAGCACTATGTTGATGGTTCAATAGATACAGCACATATTGGCGATGACCAAGTAACATACGCAAAGATACAAAATGTATCAGCAACAAATAAATTACTTGGTCGTGATAGTGCAGGCGCAGGCATAATTGAAGAAATTAGCCCGGCTGATGTACGAACCATGCTCAATGTCGCTGATGGTGCTACTGCATATACAGACGCAAATGCTATTGCAGCAGTTGAAGGAGAGTCTACATTAGTATTACAATCAGGAGTTACAGTCGGTAC